CAACAAAATAAGTCATATGGTCTTATGTTGATTTCAATAAATGTAAACTCGCCATCTTCCGTTTCGGGATATTGCTCACCACAATACTCACAATAATATTTACTCAGCTTCTCGGTCATCATTCTCTCCTTATTTGTCGTATGACTTTTCTAGTTCAGTCGGTTTATACAGGCGGATCTCGTTGGTTTCTTCATCTCCAAACAAAACATATCCATCTTTAGTAAAAGCAAGACAAGAGCCAAAGATAGCCTGGCCTTTAACTTTAACTCTGTCGGTATATTTATAATCAATCATTTTCTCTCCTTTGGTTTAAGTTCAGGTATCTCATAATCTAAGTTATGTTCAACCTTTGGCATTTCTACTTCAGTAAATTTAATGTAAGCATTTTTAATATCTTTATCTCCATCTGCTAAGTGCAAACTTAAAATATTTACTACTTCAAAAACTTCCTCAGTTGTTAGTTTTAAAGTGTGTAATTTCATTTTCCAAAACTACGGCAAACACGACCTACTTCTCCTGCTGTCATTACATCCCCCTTAATATGTTTAATTAAATCTGCATATCTTTGCTCGTCTTGTTGTGTTGAACAATAGTTTTTTAGAACAACATTTAGAGCAAATATAAGCATTTCTTTTTGCGATTTGGTTAGTTTCATTTCTCCCCCTTTTCCATCTCCTCATATTCAATATCGGTTATCTCTTTATCCTCTAGTTCAATATTATGTTCTTCTCTAAAAGACTGTTTAACCCATTCTTTATATTCTTCTTCTGTTTCACACTCTCTACCCATATCGAATACAGAATATGTTATTGTGCTAGTCCAACTTTTCATCATTCACCTCCAATCAAATTAAGACCAAAATTAAGCTGGTGTGGAAACTTATCAGGTTGCCATTTAATTTTGGCATATCTGCCATTTGGATAAGTTCTGCTACCTAAAACATCATCTTCAATATAAGTTTTAGTTTTAGGATTCCATTTGCATAAGGAAAAATTACGATATTTTAATAACCTATCTCGTAAAGATTTACTAAGATAATTTTCCCAATCATCTTTCGACATCTCCCAATTCTCAA